CGTTAATCTCGTAAGAGAGGGCATTTAATCCATTGGAGGCAAGGTATAGGGCGGCTAAAGATTCTCGGTTTTGAGAGTATACTTGATGAGTACGTTCAATCGTCAAACGAGCATCCGTTTGCTCTCTGTTTTGAGCTTCTCCTCTTTTCGTCCATCCATCCGTTGCAAGGAAGGCATAGGTAGTACCACTTCCCCAAACAGCAGTTGTAGGAGCAGCCCCATTGTCCGAATAAGTCCAATCCCCCGTAATAGATACCCATACCACCTCCCCGACATCTGAAGCTGAAGGGGCGGAGATATTAAACTTACTCATAGGGTGCAAGAACTGATCACGAATAAGGTTGCTAATCTCAAAGTTGATAACCTCGTCAACAGAGATATTCTTACTCAAAGAGTAGTTGTTTGTTGCGGGAGGGCTTGTCTTTGCTCCCGTGTATAACTTTATACTCAATGACATCTCGTCCAACGTATCAGCGGCGAGGGTATTATTCTTGCCCGTTGTGAAGATGGGGCTTCGTGCCATCCTTACGCTTAAAGGGTATCCTAAAGTTGGTGTGCTCATCTGGTCGTGTATTTCAGGAAGTCTTCATTTGTTAATTTGAATGCCTCAATGATTTCGGGAGGCAATTTATCAAAGGCCAACCCAAAGGGGCGGCTAAAGAATTTAGTGGGCTTAATGCCGTTATAGTAAACGCTTCTCGCCAAAGCATATTGAAGGCTCTTGCGAGGGATAAACCTACCCGTCTTTTTATCACGAACCCCATCCAGTCCTTTGCGTACTACCCAATTGCCAAAGGCCGATGCGGGGGGCAGCTTGTTGGTGTATCTATATGGGGTGTCATACTTCTTCTTTGTTCCACTTACGCCCTTGTCTTGATACTCTCCGTATTCCTCCATCTTAAAAGATAAAGAGAAAGAGTTGGCGTGAACGTTTAGATCATACCCTAAAGAGTCATATAGCTTTTTTGAGGCGTTCTTTTTTTGACGTGTGAGGTTGCTTCTCGCTTGTTGGATAACATAACGAGCGAACTTGTCAAGGGTGTTTTCTATGTTCTCTTGGCGGCTCATCCACAAACGCGAATTTCCTCATTAGGGAGCAATACATCAAAGGTTGCCGTCCATCCCGTGAGAAGGTTCTCAAAGCGTTCCGTGAATGGTACGCAAGTGGGATTGCCGTCCAGCTGATACAAGTCCGTGTACAATGTTCCCTTGCGTAGTTTGGTTACAAGGTCATTGATGACGGCAAGTTGGGTGTTGAGAATATCTTGCTCGTTGTTCGTGCCGTAGAATGGCTCTGTTTGGTTTCTTGGGTCTTCCTTCGTCTCGTCAACAATATCCATTGCAATGACCGTGATATTCATCCGTACCGTCTGACCCTCAAAGTTTGCTTGATTGACGGTGATGTGAGAAAGCGGGAAGATGGTCTGCTTGTTAAGGTCTACATCATAGATATCACCAAAGGTCACTACATTGACTTGGCTATGTGCCTCAAGCGTGTCCTTGATGGTCTTGGTGATATTGTAAAACTGCTTCATTTGAATTTGCTTTTTAAGAGTCTGCTTTCTGTTTCTGTTCGTTGCTTTTCAAAAGAGAGGAATGTAAGACATTGGTGAAGGGGTAATCTTCCAACGTCATCAAATCTCCTAACATCACCTTGAGCGAGTGAATAGAACGTTGGATACCATCCCCAGCGTCTTCCGAATTGTGCTTGAGTGGTAAGTGTGTCTTCGGATGCTTCTCCAAAGAGATCAGGGTAGCCATCAAGAGTTCTTTTCCTAAAGTCCAAAAAAAAAGCACCGCGCCCATTACAACATCCATCGGAGCTTCCTTCATTAGGTCGCAGTATTTGGTTGCTGACTCGTAGGGTTCAATATCATATCGCTTCCCACTCTTTTGCGTAACGGGGCGATACAGTACCGCCATCGTCTTGTGGAGGTTCTTACTATCGCTCATATAGGAGTCAAGGTCTACAAACTCTCCGTAGGTGATATCTTCCAACGATGGGATGAAACCAAATTCTTGCCCTTTAATCGTGAATCTCTGCGTTAAGGAGGGTTTCTCCCTCATCATTGTATTGATGCGGTTAAAAACGCCTGAAACGTCTTTAAAACGGACATTGGGCAACTGCTCCAACGGAACATTGCAAAATATCTCCAATGACTTCTTTGTCAAGAACTCGTTGTCACCCTCCAAACGAGCAAAGCGTTGGTATTGCTCAAGGGTAATCTCCGATAGCGAGGTGGGTACAATGACTTTTAGTTCCATCGCTTAAATAACTTTTAGAATTTATCTTATAGCATAACGCCCGTAGTTCGGACGGCTCAACCTATTAAAGGTAGCATAGCGTGTTGCATCTATGGCGTGGTTGAATGCATCAATGGGTCTATTGAGTAGGTTCCCGTTCTTGTCTTCTTGCCATTTGTAGTTCTGGAACTCTCGGATGGCGTTATGGGAATCCTTGATCAAAAATATCTTATGGCGTTTGAGGATGTCTATCCCCGCCATCACACTATCCGCTCCCTTTGCCGTAGGCTTGATGTTCCATCCCATACGATGTAGTTCCTCAATGCTCTTTGGTTCTGCGCTATCTGCCCATATCTCATCAAACCTTGTCAATCCCAGTTCCGTTAGTTTTTGGCTAATGTCTTGGTTGGTTAGGTTGGTGTGGTAGAGCAACTCTTGGATGTATAGGTTTTCACCATCTTTAAACACCTTGACAAGGGAGGTTGGGTCATTGGTGAATCCGAAGTCAAGTCCTAATGATATGAGTTGGCCTTTCGGTTCATCGGCTACTTGGAATTGGAAAATGGTAGCTCTTGACATACCACGCTCTCCAAGACCATAGATGCGCCAATAGTCTTCATCGGTATTCTTGAGGCGTTCAATTTCATCTACAATAGTTCTATCAAGGAATGGGTTGTCCTTATAGGTGGATTGGATGTAGGTTACATCGTCCCTTGTTAGAAGGCGGTCATATATCCAATGAAACGAATCAGAGGGGTTGTAATCAATGTAGATTTTATCCGATGTACGGACAAGCAACTGAAAGAAATCCTCCCAAGTGAGTTCGTTAGCCTCGTTGCAAAACAATATGTCACGCCTTGCTCCGCGTTTCTTTTGAGGTTGGTCTAATGAGATGAACTCAAAGAGGTTTCCGTTGAGGTTGTAGGTGTAGTCGCTTTTGTTGTGGTTCTTCTCGTCATAGATTCCCAACTTGTTTAGAATCTCAAAGAAGTCCCGATAGGCGGTCATTTTAAGCGATGGGAGGGACTTTCTCACTATGGAGTACACCTTCCCTTGCGACTGATGCGCTTTGACGATTAGGAGTTGTAATAGCGAGTAGGTCTTACCAGAGCGAGTACCTCCTTGATTGATGACAATCTTGGTATCTGCCTCCCAATTCTTTTGGAAGACTACGCTATAATCAATCGTTAGGCTTGACAAAGTTCAATTTGATTTCGGTGATGCCGTCTTCTGCTTCCAGCTTGTTCTCTACCCTTGCGAGTTTAGGCGTAGTGTATTCTCCTAACTTGGTGATGATATCTAATGCAGCCTTCGGATCATCCTCTGCTACATCAGAAAGCCAAATGGTCATATTCTCCAAGTTGTCCTCAATGAGTTTTTGGAATGCCTCTCGGATTTTGTTGGTGGTTTTGTTTGGAGTGCCTTTAGGTCGGCCTCCTTTATGTCCTTCTACGAACTTACCCGTGTTATCTCTATCAGCCATTTTATTCCATTGTTTATGGAAATAACTTCCTGTTGTGAATATCTTGTAGCCACTCCTTACTTGATTAAAACAAATGGGGTTTCATTCCTTCGTTTGCCAAGAAGTTTGTAAACTAATGTGTTTTGTTTCATTCCAATGGAGTCGGCTGCTTCCTTTATTGACTTAAATGTTTTCTTGGTTTCGGTATTCAAAACTTCAACACCGTATGTATTTAGCCTATTGTTTTTGGATGCGTGTTGCATATTCTCTTTTTGAGTAACCCATTCAAGATTTGATGCCTTATTGTTTCTTGGATTGCTATCAATATGATTTATGATGGGCTTTGAATCGGGATTCTCTATAAATGCAAGAGCCACCAATCTGTGCAAATAGAAATCTTTTGCTTTCCCATCTTTATAAAGTCGCACCTTGCGGTATCCATACTTATTTTGTT